GTAAAAATCTACGATGGACGAATTCTCCGTCGCGTTATATCCTGCAAAAGTGACAAAACATGATAGTGGTGTACACAAGTATCCAATAATAATTGAGGATCAGAATGTAAGACCAAAAGATGGCTGGGATCCCGAAAGAATGGCGAGCAGAGAAGGAATCTGGTTATATAACGGTGAGATCAACAAAGCTCTACATTCGAGTGCGGCTGATTTTTGTGCGGTTTTGGCGCCGACATATTTGGATGTGATGTTAGCTCAACTTCATAGGAATATGAAAGATCAGCGTCTATGGGATGACATGGGATTTGCTGAAAAACGACGACGAGTGCATAATTTCCAAACGACTTATTATAAGGGGTCAAAGTTTACCGGAAAAGGGTTAATTGAAATATGGAATGCACAAATACATGCGGACGCGACTTATCTGGAGACCTTAACCTATGATTACCACCCAGTAGAAAAGAAGTGCAATCACACTTATATTGAGGAGTGGCTTAATCAGTATTACGGGGGCTTGAGGAAACTATGTCAACCTGGCTGTTACGTTTTGAAAGAAACTCAAAAATTGATGATTAAAGATGAGGTGGAGTGGCAGATCGTAGAGAACGAGGTAGGAGGCGTGGGTAATGGGAAAGGGAAGCAGATTGCTAAACCGAAGAATATGCAGAAGGGTGTTCAATACTTAGACAAGTATAAGGAGGCGGATCAGATAAAAATGCGAGCGCGTGCGTACAGATTGGAGACGTATGGAATGTACGCTGCGTATGAAAATGTTGAACCGTTTAAAAAGATATTGAATGGAATTGATGAAATAATTAGCGGATGGAAGAAAACGTTTAATGAATTACCATATGGTAAAATATGGTTTTGGATGAGCGAATTAGCAAGAGAGATATGTAATAAAAGAGAAACGTATGAAGAGAATAAAGAGATTTCAGAGAGATACCAAAAAGAATTAAAGAAGAATTTTTTAGATAGATCCCAGGAAGCAACAAATATAAGGAAAGATGCGAAAACGGATCGTGAGGCGTTTGCCGCTATTGCGTTAATTAGCGCTTGTGATGCTGTCGAAGATAAAGTTACATGGGAACATCGATTTGCATGTTGTAGAGGTACGTTAATGTACGCTGAATTGATAATGGGGGACGCGTATTTTCATATAAGGAAGTACCTTAAATGGTCTATACGTGAGAGATATTATCCACGGCGGCAGATCGAAGAGGGTAAACAATACATCTATAGAAAGGTCAGTTTATTTAATTCAGATCTTAAGAAGGGGCAGGATGTAATTATATGGAATGCGGTGCGAGAGCAAGGGAAAGACTGCCATGTGAATACGGGGAACTTATGTCAAAAGACGGATATCGATGAAAGTGATTTATATTTCTGGCATGACGAACGCTTATACTCAGAAATGATGAGTCGTCTGATAAACGGGGACCACAAATTAAGTGCAATTAAAGATACGGATTTATATCAATCAGATGTGAACGTTTATAGGATGGATATTGCGCGTGATACTTATTTGGATGAAACCGGGGATTTGTTTTACCCAACGTATTTGGATAAAGATATTGCGTGTCCGATGTACTCTATTAAGTACAGGAGTAAAATCGTTCGAATAACTACGGAGCAGCCCAAGGATGTGTGGGAGATGCGTATTCCAGGTACGTATCTAACCGGATTTGATCATGCGCCATGCTTTCCATTATCGTCAAAGATGTCTGAAATTGATGACGTAGTTGGACAGAGCCTAAAACGTAAGCAAAAGGGGAGCAAATATTATGATTATGTAACAGAAGCCACTCAGGGGGCGATACCTGAAGAAGAAAGGTGCATTGTAGAAGCTATGACTAAAGACGTTTTAACGTTCCAAAAGAAGTTCATTTTTTCAAAATTAAAACATCTAACCATTAGCAGTTATATATTAGAACATAGTAAGAAGATATATAACATGGGGGAATTAGATGTGTGGGGGTTGGATGAACAGATCGCAAAATATGAGACGCTTTCACAATTCCTAATCGCGCTACTGGTTTTCATTTTGGAGGGTAAGCTAATTACGATTGATGAGGAAGATGCGCGTCTTTATGTTCAGGCGATCATTGATGGGAAGGTAATGGAGATCGCACGCAGGCTGTCACCTCGGCTAGTAGAAATATTAAGTAGGCGTGATAAAGTCTTTAAATTGGAGGAAACCTTTTGGTATAACATATTATTGATTATTAAGTTCTCGTATCGTAACAGGATATTACATCAAACGATGGTTTACCCAATAATCTATTCAACACAGATGTTATTACATGTCTTACCAGCTAAAGAATGCTCGATGTGGACATTAGTTTCTCTGGCTCAGTTCCATCCTGGGTTAGTTACGCGTACGCGCGATCTAGATGAAGCAGAGAACATTCTATTCAATGAGTGCGTTAACAATATTATGACGGCCAAGATCACATCTATATATGAAGGACCACGCACGTCAGATTCAAAGCTAATGCAATTCAAAATCTTCTGCGGAAGCATGTGTTCAGGAGTGTCAGAAATGGTGTATATGATACGCGCGATCATACATCCGGAGCCAGGGTTAATTGTCGTCGCGATAACGGATGGCTTACGAACTAAAGAGTGTGCGGTTAAGTGCATAATGAGAAATTTTAAGCACATGAGGGCTTCAATTAAAGGAATCGCGATAATTAATCTGGTGGGTGACGACGATCTCGCCTGTTCAAACGTGGGAGTATGTAACAGTAAAAGAGTAGAGAGGACGTTTATGAGATTAAAGCATAAAGTGGCTATAATTAAAACGAAGGGATGCGTTTTGGGCAATGAAGAGCTAATATCCAAGATAATGAACCGCGGAGTATAGGCTTTTGACAGGGCCTCCATCAAGATTAAACTTAC